GTGTCCGCGAGATCTCTCTCCGGTCGATTCAGTGTTACGTGAAGGGCTGTCGGTGGCTGAGTGTGAGCGTTGCGGAGATGAGTTCACTCCGGTTCGCGTATCGCATCGCTTCTGTTCCACGACATGCCGCGTGGCGGGCAACCGAAGCCGGAACGCCGACGACGGCGCAAGCGAAGGCGTCACGGGAGGCCCCGTCCTCACTGCCGCCAAGTCTGAGTTGCGGCAGGCGAACGCGCACACCACGTCGGCCGGCGCCGCCGCACTGAAGTTGGCCGAGTTGGTGGACGCGATCACGCCATCGACCACGAGTCCGTCGTCGCTCGTCAAGGAATTCCGCGCGGCGATGGCCGAAGCACTTGGCATGGGAACGCAGCCCGAGGCTGACCCGATCGATGAGCTGGAGGCCAAGCGTGCCGAGAGGGCAGCAGGCGGTCTATCAGCGTGAAATCTCACACCCAACGTTCCTGACGGTCCCCCCGACCGCGGTCGGGAACCTCGCCGACGACCTCGCCGACTTTGCACTGTCGCTGGGCCAGCAGGTTGGCGAGGAGGAGCGGATCGCGCTTGGCGCGCTGAGTCCGGTCCAGGCGGATGGACGCTGGGCAGGACTGTCGGCCGCGATTGTCGCGGGCCGGCGCAACATCAAGTCATGGGCGCTGGAGATCCGGGCGCTCTACGACCTGTACGTGGTGAAGGTCGACCGGGTCGTCTGGACGGCCCACCTGTTCACGACGTCGCAGGAGAACTTCCTCCACGTGCAGGGGCTGGTGCGCTCGTACGACTGGCTCGATCGCCGGACGAAGCGCATCTCAACGGAGAATGGCTCCGAGGGGCTGATCCTGCACAACGGGTCTCGGCTCGACTTCGTCGCACGCCAGGCGGGTCGCTCCGGCCGTGGTGGTGACATCGACACTCTGATCCTCGACGAGTGGCTGTATGGGACGCCCGCCATGTCGGGGGCGATGATCCCGGCAATGGGCGTCGTGCCCAACCCGCACGTGCTCTACGCGTCCAGCCCTGGCCTGATGACGAGCGCGAGCCTGCGCGACGTCCGCAACCGCGGTCGATCTGGCGGTGACCCGTCACTTTCGTACTGCGAGTGGACTTCACCCTGGCGCATGTGCGCGACCGAGTCATGCACACACCTACCCGGATCCACTGGGTGCGTGCTCGACGACGAGGCGCTGTGGTTCCTCGCGAACCCAGCGCTGGGTAGGCGTATGTCGCTGGAGTTTGTCCGCAACGAGCGGGCTGAGCTACCGCCGATCGAGTTCATGCGGGAGCGGCTCGGCTGGTGGGAGGACCCGCCGGCCGAGGGAATCGGCACGGCCTACCCGGTCGACTTGTGGGATGAGCTCAGTGACGAGGCGTCGCACATTCCGGACGGCGGGTACCTCGTGTTCGCGGTGGACGTGTCGTGGGACCGCTCGGTTGCGCACGTCAGCGTTGCCGGTGTGCGTGAGGACGGCCTACGTCACGTGCAGGTGATCGCGTCTATGGAGCCGTCTGCGGTGGTCAAGTGGCTGGTTGATCGTCTCCGCCGGTTCGCTCCTCTCGCTGTCGCCGTGCAGGGGGCGGGCGCTCCAGCGTCGAGCCTGGTCGAAGAGTTGGACAACGTCGGCGTGCCGATCCACCGCCTTGGCGGCGGCGATTTGGCGAAGGCGCACGGGTTGATGTTTGACGCAATCAAGGCGGGGCGACTGCGCCACCTGGGCGAGCCGGGACTTCGGCAGCAGGTCGCGACCGCGATCACCCGTCCGCTGGCCGACGGCAACGCCCTCGATCGCAAGAAGTCACCCATCGACATAAGCGGCCTGGTCGCGATCACGGAGGCGCTGTGGGTGCTGGACGAGTTGGTCGGCTCGGCGGACTACGACGTCGCGTCATCGGTGGCGTGAAGCGTGTCCGCGGCTCGCTGCTGGACGTCCTCGGCCTCGGCCTGGTCGTGGTCGGCGCTGGCGTGCTGTTTGGAGTCGGCGTGGCGTTGATCGCTGCGGGTAGCGCGTTTCTGCTCGTGTCGTGGCGGGCGAACGGGAAGGCGGGCTGATGTCGCTCCTGTTCGGTGGCCAGCAGCAGCGGGGAACCGCGAACCTGTCGGCGCTGCTGCGGTCAATGGGGATTCCCGATCGCACTAGCAGCAACGCGCCCATCGTCACCGGCGACACGGCGCTGCGACACTCCGGGGTCTGGGGCTGCCTGCGGCTGCGCGCGGATCTCGTGTCGACGATGCCTATCGACGTCTACCGGAAGACGGCCGGGATGCAGGTCGAGATGCCGTCGCCGGCCGTGCTGGTCACGCCGGACGGCGAGAACGACATCACCGAGTGGATGTACTCCTCGCAGTTCGACGGGGACCGGTTCGGAAACATCGTCGGCGTCATCACGGCGTTCGACGGGTTGGGTATCCCGTCGCGCATCGAGCTCGCGCCGGCCGACCAGAGCACGCTCGTCGTCAAGCGGGGCGTCAAGGACCACTGGCGGATCGCCGGCGAGCGAGTCGACCTCAAGTACGTCTGGCACGAGAAGCAGTTCACGATGGCCGGACTGCCGGTCGGGCTGTCTCCGATCGCCTACGCGGCCGCGACGGTTGGCACGTACCTGTCGGCGCAGGAGTTCGCCCTCGACTGGTTCGCCAATGACGCGGCGCCCTCGGGCCAGTTGCGGAACACCCTGAAGCCGACGATCGACCCTGACGAGGCGGCGGCGGTCAAGGCCCGGTGGAAGGCGGCGATCCAGGGCCGCGACGTGTTCGTCACGGGTCGCGATTGGGAGTACGACGTCTCGGAGATCAACGCCTCGTCGATCATGTTCATCGACCAGATGCAGTACGGCATCTCCGACATCTGCCGGTTCCTCGGCGTGCCCGGCGACCTGATCGACGCGGAGACTTCGACCGGATCGGTCACCTACGCGAACATCACGCAACGCAATCTCCAGTTGCTCACCATGAACCTCGGGCCGGTGTTCACCCGCCGTGAGCGCGCCCTGTCCAAGCTCACGCCCGGCCCGCGGTTCGTGAAGTTCGCGACCGACGCGATGCTGCGGATGGACCCGGACGCACGGAGCAAGAAGCTGATCGCGGAGATCGAGGGTCGGCTGACGGCGCCGAGTGAGGCCCGCGCGTTGCAGAACCGCGAGCCGTTCACCAGTGAGCAGATCGCAGAGTTCGACCGACTGTTCGGCGTCCCCGGCAAGGGCACACCCGCGACCAAGGAGGCCGCAGCATGATTCCCACTACTCGCGCCGAAGCGGCCGCCGCTCGCGCGGCGAACGTCCGCACGAAGGCGGATCGCCCGTCGCAGCGCCGCGGCTACGAGGACTCGCCCGTCAACGGCTTCACCCGCGGCCTGTCCGCGAACACGCAACTGCGGAAGGCGTCCGGCGACGGCGACTTCCTGCACTTCACCGGCCAGGCGACGGTGTACGAGCGCTGGTACGGGATGTGGGACATGTTCGGCCCCTACGACGAGATCGTGTCGGCCGGTGCCGGCGCGAACTCCCTCGCCCGCTCGGACCTGTCCGTGCCGCTGGTCCTCGACCACGAGCCGCTACGGCGCATCGCGATCACCGACAACGGGTCGCTGTCGCTGGTCGAGAACGACGAGGCGCTCAACATCGACGCCCCGAAGCTGAACCCGCGTGACCACGACGTCGCCTACATCCAGCCGAAGTTCGAGGACGACCTCCGGCTGGAGATGTCGTTCCGGTTCCGCATCATCCGCGGCTACTGGTCCGACGACTTCACGCAGTACCGGATCGAGGAGTACGACATCCACCGCGGCGACGTCGCGATCGTCGGCTACGGCGCCAACCCGCACACGAGCGGCGAACTCCGCGGCGTGAGTGACGAGAAGGCCGCCGAGCGGATCCGCGGCATCGACCGCGTGCGCGAGTTCGAGACCACCCTTCGCAGCACCTGACGCTGCCCACCAGACCCCGACCGCCCATCGGCGCGTCGGTTCCTCAGTGATTGCCCGATTGCCCGGTGCGTTCGCCTGCCGCCTGATCGCCTGACCGCTGAGTCCCCATCGGAATCCATCCAAAGGAGACTCATCATGAAGTTGCGCGAACTCATCGCGAAGAAGACCGCCGACCGGGACCAGATCCTCGCGAAGCGGAACGAGAAGGCCAACGAGCTCAACGAGCTTCGCGGCAAGGACGACCTCACCGAGGCCGACCAGGAGCGGATCGCCGTTCTCCGCGAGGAGAAGGCGTCGCTCGACGCTGATCTCGACCAGCGTGCGGACGACATTCGCGAGCTGACCGAGGAGGCCGAGCGGGACGAGTCGCTCGACCGAGAGGCCGCGTCGTCCAGCACTCCGGGTGCGGACCGTCCCGCCTACGACCGGGTCGTCCGGGTCGGCGCCGAGGAGCGCACCTACCGCCCCGATCAGGACCGCAACGGCGCGCAGTTCCTCGCCGACGTGGCCCGCTCGGCGATGGGCGTGGACCGCACGGCGTCGCAGCGGCTCGACCGCCACATGGCTGAGGAGGCCGTGGAGCGGGCTGGCCAGCAGGTCCGCGGCGTGGCCGGAACCGGCGCGTTCGCCGGTCTCACCGTGCCGCAGTACCTGATCGACCAGACGGCGAAGAACGCGAAGGCGGGCCGTCCGTTCGCGGACGTGTGTCGTCATCTCGACCTGCCGTCGACCGGCATGACCGTGAACCTGTCCCGCGTGACGACCGGCACCACGCCGGCGAAGCAGGCGACGCAGGGCACGGGCGAGACCGAGTCCTCGCTCGACGACACGCTCCTGACCGAGGACGTGCTGACGGTGGAGAACTGGCAGTCGGTGTCGCGTCAGGCGGCCGAGCGCAGCGTGACCGCGCTCGACGTCACGATCGACGACCTCGTGCGGGGCTACCACACGAAGTTGGACTCGATGCTCATCAACGAGGCCACGATCGGCCTGACCAACGTCGCGCAGGCGAACACCTACACGACCACGACCCCGACGGTCGCCGAGGTGTACTCGAAGATCATCCAGGCCGCGACAGCGCAGGAGGAAGTGCTCCTCGACCAGGGCGTCACCGGCGCGTTCGCGCTGATGTCGCCTCGCCGCTGGGGTTGGTTCCAGTCGCCGGTGACGGACAAGCACCCGTTCATCGGGCAGCCGAACATCGACGCGATCCACGCCGGCGAGAACTTCGCCGAGCTGTACGGGCGTGCCCCGCGCGGCTTCCTGCCGAACGGGATGCCGGTGATCGTCGACGCGAACGTCCCGAAGACGCTCGGCGACGCCACCAACCAGGACGAGATCTACATCGTCAACGCGAACGAGGCCTACCTGTGGGAGGACCCGAACGCGCCGATGTTCATCCGCGCCGATCAGGCCGGTGCTACCGACCTGAAGATCCCGCTGGTGGTGTACGGCTGGTTCGCGTTCACGTTCCGCCGCTACACGAACGGGATGCAGAAGGTGTCCGGCACGGGCCTGACGACGCCGGTCTTCGGCTGATCCCGTAGATCGAACATCGCCCGGCGGTCGCTCCGTCGGGAAGGCAGCCCCCGAGTCCTCCTGTGCTCGGGGGCTGCCGCCGCACAGGAGGAAGACGCATGCGCTCTCGTGACCGGATCGTGATCGGCTGGATCGACCCCGGCATGGTGGACGCCCGGTGGGCGGCTGACCTCGCCCGGTTGGCGCGGTCGCGGGACGGGCTGCTGCACGAGTCGATGATCCGGATCCTGTGCGGCGGGCTGCTGTCGCGCGGCCGCAACGAGCTCGTGAAGACGTTCCTGGACTCCACGGATGCGGCGTGGCTGCTGATGGTGGACACCGACCACGGGCTGCCGGTTGCTGCGTTCGACAAGGTCGTCAACGCGGCGCACGACACCGAGCGCCCCGTCGTCAGTGGCTTGTACTTCGGGGCGTTCCCCGGCGACCTGTACCCGACGCCGATCCCGACGATCTACCTGATGACGGCGGTCGGGCGCGGTGCTCCGATCCACGACTACCCACCCGACGCCGTGATCCCCATCGACGCGTGCGGCGCGGGCTTCATGCTCGTGCATCGCTCCGCGCTGGAGGCGATCCGGTCGGGCGTCGACGACGACATGCGGGACTGGTGCTGGTTCGCGGACGGCCCGCTCGGCGGGCACTGGATGAGCGAGGACATCACGTTCTGCGCGCTGCTGCGCGGCCACGGGATACCGCTGCACGCGCACACCGGCGCGGTCCTGCCGCACCACAAGGACTACTGGCTCGACGACCGACACCACAAGGGAGCGCAATGAGCGACAACGACGACAGGTACGTGGCGGCGCTGCTGCGGGAGCGGGACGACTGCACCCGGTCGGGCAAGGGTGACCGGGTGGCGGCGATCGACGCCGAACTGGCGCGCAACGGTCACAAGCCGCCTGCGCCGCAGCCGATCGGGGACGCGCCCGCCGCGAGGGCGCGCGGGCAGCGCACGACGAAGGGCTGACCGTGCCCGACGAGGACCCGATCGGCCTGGTCACTCTCGCGCAGGCGAAGGGTCATCTGAACATCTCGTCGTCGACGGGCAGCGACACCGAACTCGAGTACTTCATCGGTGTCGCGTCGGACCTCGTCCAGAACGCGACGAATCACATCTGGATTGAGACCGAGTACACCGATGAGCGGCACAAGGGCGGCACGGACGCGATCGTCCTGCACCACTCCCCGGTCAGCGCAGTCGCCAGCGTCGTTGATTCCGGGCGGACAGTGAGTCCGTCGGACTACACCCTGACCGCCAGCACGGGACTCGTTCGCTTGGTGCGGGGAGTGTTCACGCCGGGGCCGGCGTCCGTCGCCGTGTCCTACACCGCCGGAACTAGCGAGGTTCCTGCACTGGCCACGCACGCCGTCCTGGAGACGCTGCGGCACCTGTGGACGACTCAGCGCGGAACCGTTGTACGGACGCAGATGTCGGGGGATGACTATGGATCGTCCGCGACGACGTACACCCTGCCGATGCGGGTCATCGAACTGATCGACCGACTTTCGCTGTCGACGGGCATCGGGTGACGGTCGCTGCTGGCTTCGTCCATCCGGGCACGGTGTCGACGGGCTTCGTCCTGTCGCTGCGTGCGACGCCTGGCGTGGACGAGTGGTTGGACCAGCGCAGCGGACCGAACGTGGCGCGCGCCCGGAACATCCTCGTGGAGCGCTTCCTGGCGACGGACCACACGTGGCTGTGGATGGTCGACACGGACATGACGTGGCCGCCGGACGCGCTGGAGCGCTTGCTGGACGACGGCAAGGACGTCGTCGGTGGCTTGTGTTTCGGCGTGGGTGAGGGCCGGCTGATCCCGACGATCTTCGACACGATCACCTTGGCCGGCGAGGACGTCATCGTCCGAGTGGAGTCGTATCCGCGTGACCGGCTCGTGTCGTGTGCGGCGACGGGTGCCGCGTTCCTGCTGGTCCACCGGTCGGTGCTGGAGGCGGTCCGTGACCGCGAGTTCTCGGCCGCGTTCCCGTGGTTCCAGGAGACAGAGCGCGACGGCTACCCGGTCGGCGAGGACGTGACGTTCTGCCTGCGCGCGGGCGACTGCGGCTATCAGGTGCACGTCGACACGCGCGTGAAGGTCGGGCACGTGAAGGCGATCACCGTCACCGAAGCAACGTTCGACGCACAGGGGGTGTGACGTGGCTACGACGACGATCCCGGCGTTCATCGCAGCGTTCGTGTCGGCACTGGGGTCACCGATCTCGGCACTCGGCGCGAAGGTGCACGACGGTCCGCCGCTCGGTGACGAGCACATGAACTACGTCGCGGTCGGCTACTCAGAGGACACCGGGGCGGCGGTCGACGCGCAGCAGCAGGCGATCACGTTGCAGAACGGGCGCGAAGAGTCATACGACGTCGCGTGTCAGGCGTGCGCGCTGTCGGGTGACAACTCGATGGCGACGGCGCGTGCCGCAGCGCTCGCCCTATTCGCAGCGGTGGAGACGGTCCTACGCGGCGACTGGCGCGTGTCCAACACGGTCACGTTCGCGGAGGTCGGCAGCTACCGACTGTCGCAGTACCAGACCGATCGTGGCGCTGTCAGCGTCGTCGACTTCGCCGTGGCTGTCCGCATCACGCCGCTGTAGCGGCGCCCCTTTCCGCTTCACCCCTCACCCGCACCGCACCCCCTCTCAAGGAGTACCGCTATGCCCACGCCCACCTCAATCGCTGGCGCGCTGTTCACCGTGAAGGTGGGCGGCACGGCCTACTCGCATCAGGTCATGGACGGCGCGATCAACGGGTCGACGAACGTCGTCACGGAGTTCACGCTCGGCCCGAACCAGGTCGACACGGCGACATCGACGACGGACACCGTCTCGATCAACGGCCTGTACGACGGGTCGGCCGGCGTCTACGACGCGATGTGGACGGCGTACAAGGCGCGGACGTCGATCTTCGTCCTCATCACGGATGGCACCGCGAAGCAGTTCGCGGGCAACGTGGTGATCGAGTCGCTGAACCTGCCGTTCGGCGCCCAGGACTCGTCGAAGTTCAACTGCTCACTGCGTGGCCCGCTGACTCGCGGCGCGATCACGACCTGATCGCATGCCGGTTGTTGAGGCGCGCATTGTCGGGGTGAACGCGATCCTGCGTGACCTTCGGCGTTTGCCGAAGGAAGCGCAGGGCGAGCTTCGTTCGGCGTCGGTGAAGATCGCGGAGCGGCACATGGTGCCGGCGTGGCGGGCAGCGGCATTGGCGGCTGGCCCGTGGGGTCCGAAGATCGCGGACTCGGTGCGGGCCAAGCGTGACCGCGTGCCGTCCGTCGTGATCGGCGGCAAGCGCAAGGTGTTCTCGGGTGGCGCGTCGGTCAACAACGTGCGCTTCCCGTCACACGCGGGCCCCACGCGGCCGTCGACCCCGAAGGCGTTCAAGGCGACGAAGTGGATGTCGACGGTTCGCCGCCGGTACATCAACGCGGCCACCGCCGAGTGGAGCAACGCCGTGGTCCGCATCGTCCAGCGCTTCAACAACGGACGCTGAGGAGGCGACTCGTAGATGGCTCCTGGTGGCCGTGACCTGCGCGTCAATCTGATCTCCGACCTCAGCAAGTTCACGCGCGGCCTGCGGTCCGGCGAGAGCGACCTTCAGTCGTTCTCCGGTCGGGTGAAGACGATCGCGACGGGCGTGGGGGCCGCCCTGCTCGCGGGGTTCTCCGTCGGTGTCATCAAGGATCAGATCGGCCAGGCGATCTCGGCTGCGTCGAACCTGGCCGAGTCGATGTCGAAGGTCAACGTCGTCTTCGGGTCGTCGGCCTCCAGTGTCGTCCAGTGGTCGAAGACGTCGGCGAAGTCGCTGCTGTTGTCGCAGCAGGCGGCGCTTGAGGCTGTCGGCACGTTCGGGAACTTGTTCCAGGCGTTCGGTTTGACGCGGGACAAGTCCGCCGAGATGAGCAAGACGCTCGTCCAGTTGGCAGCGGATCTCGCGTCCTTCAACAACACGTCGGTGCAGGCTGCACTTGACGCTTTGCAAAGCGGGGTTTCTGGCGAGGCCGAGCCGCTGAAGCGCTACGGCGTCGCGCTCACGGATGTGCGGCTGCGCGCGGAGGCGATGGCGCAGGGCATCTATGACGGCACGGGTGTGCTGGATGTCGCGCAGAAGGCGCAGGCGTCGTATGCGTTGATCTTGAAGGACACAGCGCTCGCGCAGGGCGACGTTGCCCGGACCTCCGACGGGTACGCGAACACGATGCGGTCCCTGTCGGCCGCGTTCGAGAACGCGCAAGCGACGGCGGGGCGCGGGTTCCTGACCGCCATCAACGACGTGTCCGAGGCCATCGGTGGCTCGGACGGCCTGGTCGATGGGATGACGGCCGCGAGCAAGGTTGTGTCCGGCCTCGCGTCGGGTTTCGGTGATGCGACCGCGACGATGATCGATCTGACCCAGGCAACGAACGACTGGGTCAAGTCGCTGACGAATGGCGACCTCGATCTCATTGGGTTGTACAAGTTGGCCCCCGTGTTCGGCGGGATCATCAACACGACCGAGCAGCTCGTGGAGGTCGTCGACGACAACGCCGAGGCGATGGAGCGACAGGGGCTCGCCGCGCAGGCGTTCGGCCAGGACGCGGAGGATCTCACATCGATCCACCGTGCGCTGGCGGGGCAGACGTATGCGACGGCGGCAGCGTTCGACCGCGAGGGTGGCGCTGCGGGTGCGGCAGCCGATGAGCTCAAGAAGATCGAGGTCGGCGCGGTCGACGCGAAGACCGCGCTCCAGCGTCTCCAAGAGGGGCTTGAGGGGATCTTCTCCAGCGCGGGGTCGTTCGGCAAGGCGCAGGAGAAGTTCGCGGAGGGCATCGCGTGGACGAAGCTGCTGGCGGAGGGGCCCGGCAAGTCGGGGTCGAAGACCGTCACGTCGTTGGTGCCGGGCAAGCCCACTGAGGCGGCGAACGGTCACTACGACGCGAACGGCAAGTGGGTTCCGAACATGGTGCCCGGCAAGCCGGTCGAGAAGACGCAGACGGTCAACTACTCCACGCCGGCTGACTACTTGGCCTACGCGAATCAGATCGTGTCGCAGGCCGTCGCGACGGCGAAGACGTTGGGCCCGAAGGCCGCGAACAAGTTGTTGCAGAAGGCGCAGGACCGGGTCGCGAAACTGCTGGCGAAGGCCGGCTACGACGACGCGCGCGCCCAGGCGGCGGCCCTGATCGGCCCGATCAACACGAACCCGAACCCGCGTCCCTGGGAGAACATGTATCGCGACGACGCGTCAACTGCCGGCTGGGACCCGGTCCGGCACTCGACGCAGACCCGGCACAACACGTCTCGCGCTGACTCCCGGTCAGCGCAGCGAGCCGCACGAACGAACACGCGGCCATGAGTCTCGCCTACGACTTCACGGTGACGATCGACGGCACGGACGTGTCGGCGTTCGTCCTCGCGGGCGGCACCATCGACTACGGCCGGCAAGGGTCCGGTGTCGGTTTTTCCGCGCCTCAGGCCCGGTTCGACATGATGCTGCCGGAGTCGAATCCGCTGCCGTCGCCTGGCACGTACCCGGCGTTGGAGAAGCGGCAGACCGTCGTCATCCACGTCACGCACGACGGGGTGACGCAGTGGCGCCGGTTCACGGGCCACATTCAGGCGTTGGACTACTCGCGGTTCCAGGTGTCGGTGACGGCAGCGGGCAACACGGTCGACTTCCAGTACGTCGTGGCGGGCGGCACGGGGGCTTATGCGCCGCGTGGTATCGAGGTTGACACGGACCGCGTCGAGTGGATGTGTGAGGTCGCGCCGACGGCGGTCACGATCGAGTCGACGGGGTCTCGGCGTCTGCGGCAGATCGAACGGAACACGCCGGCAACACCACTGCTGGACGCGCTGATCCGGACGGCGGACGAGGCGGACGCCCTGTTCATGGAGGACCGGCTCGGGGTGCCTCGCTACCGGTCACGGAACTTCACCTTGCCGTCCCGCTACACGGTGCCGCACGCGATCGTCGACAGCGACAACCTGAGCCTGTCGACGGATGCCGGGGATCAGCGGTCGCTCGTGTTCGTCTACTACGGGGAGCCGAGCGTCGGCACGGGGGTGCAGCTCTTCGGGTCCGCGATCGACGCGAGTTTCTGGTCGACGTACGGGTTCAACATGACGGAGGAGATTTTCTCCGACGTCGCGACGGTGGATGGCGCGCAGGACAAGGCGAACCAGTACCTCGCGCAGCACGGTGACATGTTCTCGCTGCCGGATGTGCCGCTGCTGATGAAGCAGGCGTCGGGCGCGGAGGCGGACGACATTCTCGATCTTCAGGAGGGCTGGCCGATCACGGTCGAGACGCTGCCCGATGGGTGGCCGGTCGACACGATCGACGTCGACATCACGGGCTTCACGGAGATCATGCACCAGACGGACTACCGGATCATCTTGCACTGCGGCCCGGTCCGCGACTTCGAGGGCACCGACGACGACGACCCGATCTACGCGGATGGGTCACTGTCGGGCTATGACGCGACGGGCACGGAAGACATCGACGGCCGCACGTACCGCTGGTGCCGGTGGGATGCGTCGGGGTCGGTGACGAACAGCCTGACGGACGTGTCGATGTACGTGCTACTGGCGGCGGTCGCACGGGGCGGCGATGGTGGGTTCGGGTCCGGGTTGTATGGCGTTGGTGGTGGTGGCGGTGCGGGCGGGTTCATCGGGGAGCACGTCAACCTGAATCCTGGGACGTGGCCGATTGTGGTCGGGACGAGCGCGAACGACGGCGACACCGTGTTCTACGGGACGCGCCTGTACCGGGGTGGCGACGGTGGCTCCGGCGGGTCGGAGGATGGCGGCGACGGTGGCTCCGGCGGCGGCGTCTGGTACGACCGGTCGGGGTCCGTCCTAGGTGGGAACACTCCGGGTGCGGGTGTCGTGGGTCAGGGCTACGACGGCTACTTCGGTGGCGGCGGTGCGGGTGGCGCCGCGGATTCGTCCCGTGACGGCGGAGTCGGCGTGTCGATCGAGATTGGCGGGGGAACGGTCGTGTTCGGCACGGGCGGTCACGGTGGCGATCACGGCGCCCCAGCCACGGGCCCGGGTGCGGGTGGCACGGGCTCATGGAGCGCTGGCGCTCAAACGGACGGCCTCGACGGCGTGCTCTATCTCCAGTACAGGATCGGGTGACCCATGGGCATGTATGACTGGCTCGTTGACGCCCTGCCGATCGGGCCGGGGCTCGTGAAGAAGCACGGCCGGTTGGATGTGAACCGGGCTGACCCTCGGATGACTGACCCGTCGATCACGTTCCCCGCCCCGCACGCCGCGTCACACGCGACGGGCGGCACAGACCCGGTGACGATCGCGCAGTCACAGGTCACGGATCTCGTCTCGGACCTGGCGGACAAGGTCGACACCACCGACTCGCGCCTGTCCGACGACCGCGACCCAACGGCGCACGCCTCGACGCACGCTGACGGTGGGGCCGACGAGATCACGATCTCGCTGGCTCAGGTGTCCGCGTCAGGGGCCTCGACGGGCGACGTTCCCAAGTGGTCCGGCTCGGCGTGGGTCCCCGGCGCCGAGGGCGGCGGCGGCGGGTCGGGGATTCCGTCATCGATCGTTGACGCGAAGGGCGACCTCATCGTCGCCACCGCCGCCGACACTGTCGCCCGTCTACCGGTCTCCGGCACGAATGGGCGCGCACTGCTTGAGGATTCAAGTGAGCCGTCTGGAGTCAAGTGGGGACAGGTGAGCGCAGATAAGTCACGCTTGTGGACTCCCGGCTCCGGGGTCACCACCGCTGACGAGTTCGACGACGCGTCCCTCGACGGGGCGTGGACCCGCGTTGACAAGGCGGGCGGCACAGGCCGCGCGACGTGGACCGAGGACGCCGGCTGCCTGTCCCTGCTCCAGGACGGCACTTCCGGTTCCGACAGCGCCGCCGAGCTGCACGGCCTTGTCCAGTCCTACGCCCTTGCCGTTGGCGAGTACATCGAGACCCATATCTCCTGGGCAGGTAAGGACGGGAACTACCCGCTCGCTGGACTGGTCATCGCCGACGGCACGACCTTCAGTGCGGGCACACAGGTCTTCGGTGGCCCATACCGCGCGACGGTGGGCGGGGTGAACCAGATCGCGGCCTGGACGAACTGGTCGACACGCGGCACCTACACCGACAACGGGGGCCCCGGGAACGCGATCGCGGCGCATCTCCGCCTGAAGCGGACCGCGACGAACGACTACGCGCTGTACACGTCTCCCGACGGCATCTCCTGGGCGCTCCTCAACACCCGGACCGGAGTGTCGTTCACGCCCGCCTACGTCGGGTTTGCCGCCTCACTGTGGGGCGCCGCCGTCCAGTTCGCATGGTCGTTCGCCTACTTCCGGATCGGCACATGACCCCCGTCCCGTCGACTGGAGGCTGACCCGCCGTGAGCGATTGGCTTCCCGGAGCGTGGGCCTGATGCATGTCCTCTCCGCGTTCTTCGACGTCAACGACAACGGCTGGGACATCTCCGACTACGTCGTCATCACCGTCGCCGTCGCCGCGACCATCGCAGGCGTCCGCGTGATCTGGCAGCGCGTCCGGCAGGGCAAGTCCTGGTCGGAGAAGCAGCTGAAGAAGGTCCTCGAGCCGATGATCCGTGAGCTCGTCGACGAGGTCATCACGCACACGGACAAGCGCACGGCACCGATCCAGCCCGAGGCCAACGGCGGGGACTCCCTCCCGGACAACAACCGGATGACGGAGTGGCTCGTCGAGGGCCTGGTCGCTGTCGCGAAACACGTCGGCGTGGCCCTGGCGGACCTGCCACCGAAGCCGCAGCGCCGGCCCCGCACCAATCCCTGACCCAACCAGTCCCCGCACGTCCAGCCCTCACGGGAGGTACCGCCATGTCCGAGCCCAAGTACTTCACGGCCGAGCTCGTCTCCGGCCCGCCGACGCAGGTCACGTTCCCTCGTCGCGCCGCAATCCGCACGGCGTTCCAGGCGTTCGTCGGGTTCTGCGGCCTGGTCCCCGTGATCGTGGCGGCACTGCTGCTCGGCGTCGACCTGACGACTGCGCCCGGCTGGCTGGTGTCCGGCATCGGTGTCGTCATCGGCGTCTCGGCTGGCGTCACCCGCGTCATGGCACTGCCCTCGGTCAACGACCTCATCGCCCGGTTCCTGCCGTGGCTGGCCGCTGAGCCGAAGCCGCAGCCCGACGTGCCCGCGATCATCGACCGGGCGCTGGGCAAGTAGGTGGCCCGCCTCTGCACGGCCGGCGCGACGTTCCGCGACCAACTCGACCGCCGCTTCCCGAAGCGCGACAAGCGCTCCGACGGGTGGATCGGGGACGCCGCACACTCGAGCCGGTTCTCGTACCACAACCCCGACAAGAATGGCATCGTCTGGGCGACCGACACCGACGAGAACATGGGCGTCGGCACGTGGCGCAACGGCCGGACCTGCAAGCGACTCGCGAACCAACTGCTCGCCTACCAGCGGTCCGGGCTGCCCGGATCTGACCGGGTCCTCCACGTCGTCTACGAGGACCAGGTCGCGTCCGGCACGTACCGCAAGTGGTGGTGGATCTGGCGCGGCAAGGGCTACGGGCACACGCAGCACATGCACGTCACGTGGAAGCAGGGCAAGGGGTACGACGCCCGACTGTTCCCGCTGCCGATCCTCGCCACGGCCAAGGCCCAGATGCGGGCGTGGCAAAAGCAGTTGGACGCCGCGCTCGCGAAGAAGGCGGCGTGATGACCGGCTACCGGTGCAAGTGCGGCAAGAGCACGGCTTGGGGTTCCGGCATGAGCCCATCGCCATGCCACCTCTGTCCCGAGTGCGGCTCGACGCTGGCCAGCCACCCCGACCACCACGCCGAGCCCGTGGAGCACGACTGGGAGCCCCGGTTCGACGAGCGCACCGGCCAACCGACCACGCGGGTCTGCCGGCGCTGCTACGAGCGCGAGGGCCTCGGTGGCGGCTTCTGATGGACGACGCGCTCGCGAAGGCCGCGTAATCTAGCACCACCATGCGTCGCGCTCCGGGAGCGGGCTGGTCTCCAAAGCCGGCCTCGCGAGGTTCGACCCCTCGGCGGCGTGCTGACCGTTTGAAAGCGACATAGCGACACGCCCCCACGAGCCGCCCCCCGTAGCCCACAAGGCTGCGGGGGGCGGCTTCGTCGTTGGGGGCGTCAGCTCATCGCGTCGCGGTCCTCCACGATGATCTGGACGCCACTGTCCGGGTGGTACGACCACGACGCGTGCAGGCCATCCCAGTCGGCGTCTTGCATGCCGTCGAGCGCGCGAGTCTGGTCCATCCGACTAGCCACCGAATCGGGCATGTCCAGGCCGGCCAGCACGCACACGATCACGTCAATGCCAGCGCCGCCCGAGTCCTCCTCGCCCTTGCTGTCCATCGACACCGAGTTACCTTGGTCGCCCAGGTCGATGTACGACAGTGGCCCACAATTCTCCACGGCCTGCTGGACTCGTGGTGTTCCTCCACATCCGGCCAGTAGCAGCGTCGCAGCACCGAGCGTGAGTAGTCGTCGCATCCCCGTACCCCCTTCGCGCCCACGGTAGCGCGGCGCCCCTCGGCGTGGCGAGTGACCGATAAGAACCATTATCGGTATTCTGAGAGAATCTAGGCATGCCGAGACCCACGCCGACACGGGAGTACCGATGACCGAACTGACTGCCAACCGCCCGAACGTCTCTGACGGCGACCATGACGTCGCCCTCGGCAACGAGATCGTCCGCACCCTGTGCGGCTCAGACGTTCACGGTATGGCGATCCCCGGCCATGACGACCGCGACGAAATGGGCGTCTACATCGAGACCCCTGAGCAGTTGCTCGGGCTCCTGCCGAGCGCAGAGCACTACGTCAGTCGCACCCAGCCGCAGGGCGTGCGCTCGGGCCCGGGGGACGTCGACCTGACGCTCTACTCGCTGCGCAAGTTCATGCGGCTCGCGACGAAGGGGAACCCGACGGTCCTGACGGTGCTCTACTCGGCCGACGAGCACCTGCTCACGACCACGCCGATCGGCACCCGGTTGCGCCGGCTGCGTCGCCGCATCGTGTCCGCCCGCGCCGGATGGCGCTACCTCGGCTACCTCGACGGTCAGCGCGAGCGCATGGTCGGAGGGGGTCGCCAGTCGAGGGTGCCGAACCGGCCGGAGTTGGTGGAGGAGCATGGGTACGACACGAAGTACGCGAGCCACGCCCTCCGTCTCGGCCTCCAGGGCATCCAACTGATGACCACAGGCGGGCTCACGCTTCCGCTGCGCTCGGAGGACCGCGAAGCGTGCATGGAGATCAAGCGCGGCGAGGTCAACTTTGAGGCCGCCCTGAAGGCCGTTGACGATGCCCGCGCGCGGCTCGCTGACGTGATGGAGAACAAGCGATACGCCTGGGCCGAGCAGCCGGACATGCAGGCTGTCAACGCGTGGATGGTCAAGGCAACGAAGGAGCACTGGGCGAGCCAATGAGCGCGACTGACTGGCTGGAGTACCTGCGCGTGGACCGCGCGATGAGCGACAACACGGTACGCGGGTACGCCCGGACGCTGCGCACCCTGCCCAACGCCGAGACTGCCAGCCGTGAGGACGTAGAAGCATGGTGGCGGTCCCGCGCACACCTCGCCCCCGCCACCCGCGTCACCGACCTCGCGGCGATCCGCGCCTACTACCGGTGGCTCATCCGGTTCGACCACCGCCCCGACGACCCGACCATCCGGATCGACGCGCCCCGGCTGCCCAAGGGCCTGCCCCGGCCCATCTCACGGGCCGACCTGCACCGGCTGCTGTCCACGCTCGACGGCGACCTGCGGCGAGCCGTCGCGCTCGGCGCCTACTCCGGCCTACGCGTCTCCGAGGCGGCGTCGCTGGACTGGTCCGACGTCGACACCGAGACCCGGCGGCTACGCGTCACGGGCAAGGGCCAGAAGACGCGGCTCGTCGGCCTGTCCCCGGTGCTGCTGGACGCGCTCCTGCCCGACATGGGCGGCAACGTCGTCACGGCCGGCGGCGCCCCATACAACGACGGCGTCCTCCAACGCAAGGTGAACCGGGCCATCGCCCGTGCCGGGGTGGATGCGACGTTCCACCAGTTGCGGCACCGCTTCGGCACCGTCGCCCTCGCGGGCTGCGGCAACCTGCTCGCCGTCTCACGCGCGATGGGCCATGCGTCCACCACGACGACCGCGATCTATGCGGCAACCAGCGACTCCGACCTTGATGTCATCGCTGAGGCGGTGGCCCGCTAGGCGACGGCAAGCACCGCTGCCGTAAGCGAGTCCTCGTCCGCATGGACGTAGATGGCCGTCGTTCGCGGCGAGGCGTGCCCTAGCAGCTGCTGGACGACGCGGATGTCGCGGCAGGCCCGGTACGCCTGGGTGGCGAAGCGGCGTCGGAGGCTGTGCGCGGTCCACGGATCGCCGAGCGCGGCGACGATGTCTCGGCTGATCGTCAACGGGGTCAAGTGCTGGTCGGGCCGGCCCGGTGCCGGGAACGCCCACCCGTCGACCGTAGCCAGGCGAGCGCGCAGCACTGGGTGGATCGGGATGACGCGCCTGCGCTGCCCCTTGCCGAGCACGGTGAGCCACGCGCCGGACACATCGTCGGAGTGCACGGCGGCGATCTCGGCACGGCGGAGGCCGGCGTAGGCGCCGATCGCTACCGCGAGCCAGGTCCGGTCGTCGGCGTGCGAGAGCGCCCAGGCGACGACGTGCTCTGGGGCTGGCTCCTGGTGCGGCTGCGGGACGTGCGGCGCGGGGACGAGCAGGGCTGGGTTGCGGTCGACGTGGCCGGCGGCTTGCGCCCAGCGGTAGAAGCCCCGGATGGCAGAGAGGTGGCCGGCGCGGCGACCGGGCCCACCGGGCTGGGCGGCTATCCACAGGGCGATGTCGTGCGGGGTGGCGGCGCGGAGGTCGTGAGTCTCTGCGAACGCGCGAAGCGACGCGCGGCGGAGCCGGATGGTTTCGGGGGCGCGGTCGAGGGCGTGCAGCCAGTCGATCCACGCGGCGGCGAGCTCGGTGTTAGTCATTGCGGTGATCCCCGTCCTGTTAGCCCCGTGATCGGGGCGGGTGTCGGGGATGTTGTGGCTCAGGCGACCAGCCGGAGGTGGTTCGCTGTGATTGTTTCTGCCTCGTCACGCTCTTGACCGCCGCGAGGACCGGGGCCGCCGTCGAGGTCGAGCAGCCATATGGCGGGGTACCCGGTGACGTCCTGGACCTTCCGTGCTACGTCGACCGTCTCGCTGCCGGCCAGGTTGCGGTCTGACTCCCACTGCTCGTACCGCTTTGGTGGGTATCCGAGCATCTCGGCGAATCGCTCTTGAGTCACCCGGCCAGGGAGGGAGCGGCGGGCCTTTCGGAGCCGGTCGCCGAAGGTCCACGGCGGGGGATCGCGGTGAATGGCATGAATTGACATGCCTCTAGCCTAGGCATATCTAGCGATATCTCGCAACACCCGTACCAATCTAGCGGCATCCCTTGACATCCGGCCTAGGTATCGCTAGACATCATCCTTGTGAAGCCTAGGGATACCTACACCACACCGGAACTCCGCCTCGCGGAAGCGGCTTCGATCCTCGGCGTAAGACCCGAGACCCTCCGTCGCTGGGCCGACGAGGGCAAGGTCCCGTTCGTCCGAACGCCCGGTGGTGAACGCCGGTTCCGCCGCGAGGACATCGCGCTCGTGTACGGCAACACCGCGACGACAGGCGGTGCCTCGTGACCACCACCGGCAACCAGACCGCGACCCTGCTCCTTATCGCCGGTGATCCGATCCACGCGGAGGACCGTGCCGCGATCGTCGCCGCGATCCGGTCCAGCGTGCGACCCGACGGCACGGTGACGGCGAACGCGTGGCGGCCGAACATCCCCGCGACCGTCTACCCGCGCTGCGTCGGTGCCGTCGTCTGCGCACTGGTCAAGGCCGGCGTCCTCGTACCGACGCATCAACTGTCGGAGTCGGCGGATGCGCGCGGCCGGAACTTGGGGAAGTGGCAGCCGATCTACCGCTGGGTCGAGCGGAAGGCGGCGGCGGCATGAGCGAGCCCTACTACCGGGACGAGTTGGTCGAGCTGTGGCACGGGGACTGCCTAGAGATCGACGCGTGGCTGCAGGCCGACGTGCTCGTCACGGACCCGCCGTACGGGATGGCACTCAAGACCGGCAAGCGCAAGGGCCGCCTCGGTGACTTCGGCGATTGTCAGATCGAGGGCGACGCCGATACGTCGGCGCGAGACGCCGTAGTCGAAGCGTGGGGGTTGGTCAGACCAGCGCTCATGTTCGGGCGCTGGTCTGTCGAGCGACCCGTGGGCGTCAAGACCCTGCTCACATGGGAGAAGGGCAACCACACAGGAATGGGGAACCTCAACATTCCGTGGAGCCCGACGACCGAGGAGATCTATGTCCTCGGCAAGTGGCCTCCGCGCGAGAACAAGGGCAAATACGGGGGAGGGCGTTCCGCGGCCACCCTGCTCGTAAATGCTCCCGCGCCGTCGCGGCTCAACGGTCGCCAGCACCCGACAGAAAAGCCCGTCGGGCTACTGCATCGCCTGATCGACAAATGCCCTCCCGGTGTCATCGCGGACCCGTTCGCGGGAAGTGGGTCGACGCTCGTGGCCGCTAAGGCATTGGGACGCCACGCCATCGGCGTGGAACTCGAGGAGCGCTACTGCGAGACAGCCGCTAAGCGGCTCGCACAGGGGGTGCTCGTATGACCACCCTGTCCACCATCGCCGCTCTCGTCGCCCTGGACCCGCGCCTGGCAACGGTCGATCGGCGGCTCGTGCTGGAGCTGCTGTCACGGGAAGCGCAGACGGACTTCACGTGGATGCCGACCGCGACCGAGCGGCAGATCGAGGCGTTCGTGAGCGGGGGCGGGGTGTGATGGCGCTCGAAAGGACGTCGCACCCGGTCGCGCGCAAGGCACATAGGTGCGACGGGTGTGACCGCACGATCAACCTTGGCGAGCGCTACCACCGTTGGGAGGCCGCCAGCGACTACTCCGACGGCATCGAGACGACGAAGACCTGCGACCACTGCCACAGGCTCGCCCGGGACCTCTGGGCCGCCGACGTCCGCGGGGAGGACGACTACGGCCGCGAGTGCTACGCGTACCTGCCCGAGTTGTACCAGAACGACTACGACCTGCCGACTGAGGAGCCCTGGCCAACGCGGTTCGCCCTGTTCCGCGTGCAGTGGGAAACCACGGACGGGCTGCTTGCCACCTACCCGCCGGACGACACCCCATGACCCCCGCCCTCGCCGCTGTCCTCGCGGTCGCCACCCTCATCCTCGGTGTCGGCGTGTACGTCGCCTTCGTGGTGGCCGGCGCTGTCTCGGGCGTCGTTGGGGTGCTGACGTGAGCGCGGCGTGCGTGGCCGCGCCGCAGCAGCACGTGCCGACCGGTACCGCGCGCCCGAAGTCGCCGCAGGTTCGCCTGGCGATTCGTCGACTGATGCGGGTCACCGGGCCGATGGATGGTGCGCGTGCTCGCCGCGACTGGGTGACGCTCGCCGACCTGCGGACGTCCGGCGACGACGCGCGGATCGCACTACGGGCCGCAATGCGCGACTGGCCCTAACCCCCCTACACCCGGCCGCCGTTTCGCGTCCTCGTCGCGGCGGCCGGGGTCACACCACACGAGGACACGACGAAAGGACGAGGACATGAGCACCAACGAAATCCATCCCGCACTGGACGCCAGCGCCGACGAAGCGCCGCACGACGAGTGGTGCTCGAAACTGATGGCGAAGGTGCCGCCGGAGCAGCGTGGCGGCACATGCCTCTGCCAGGCCTTCGCGAGCGTCCGCGCGGCAGAACTGCTGGAGGTTGGCAAGATCCTCCACTCGGGGCCCGACCTCGCTACGGCCAGGACGGCCGTCACGACCCGCCTGCTCCAGCACATGATGGTCGCGCTCCTCCCGCGAGCGCCGCGATGACCGCCCCCGCCACGGTCGCCGAGGTCATCGTCACGGCCGCGGATCGACTCGCGCGACTGACGGACACCGGGGATCGCTACCTGCTCCACATCAACACCAGCAACCGGTACCACCTCCCCCCGACCATCGACGTGCAGGTCGCGTCGAGCGCGTTCGGCGAGGACGACCGGATCACGGTCGTCGATTCCCTCTCGGGGAGTCTTCGCTTCCAGTCCGCGCCAGTCTTCCAGGGCGATTACGTCTGCGGCTCCTACCGCGTTGAGGAGATCATCGACGGCATCAAGTGGGTGGTCTGGTGCCCGGTCTCTATCAAGCGAGTGGCGGCCGAACGCAACCGGGTCGCCCGCGTGGACGGTGCGGCATGAGCGGGGCGGTCGAGTTCCCGACGCAGGATGTCGTGGGCGCGACGAGCGGGATTCTGCTCGGCGACTTTGACGGCATTGTGAAGGTTCTGGAGTTCGTCCTGAGTGACACGCTCTGGACTCACCAGTTGCCAGCGGCGTCGCGGGCCAGTGAGCCGCTGATCTACGCGCAGCACCCGTGGATCGCCGACGCGAATGCACTGCTCGCCGGCAAGGCGGGTGACGTCCCGACACTGGAGGCGACCATCGCGCAGATCATCTCCGAGCACGGCGAGACGGTGTCGCTCGTTCCCGTTGAGGACTCAGGTTGGCTGCGAGGCCAGCCGCTAACCGATTTGGTGGACATGCTCGGCAATCGGCCCGCCATGGTCATCGACCTGGACGACACCCCATGATCCCCCTCAACGGCTTGTTCTTCCTCGCCGCCGCTGCGATCGCGTTCGTGGTCATCGGCTTGGTCGCTGCGGTCGTTGTCATGGACCGGGACCGGATGCGGGCGTACCGGGTGGCGCACAAGGCAACGCGACGGGCGGACGGACTCGCCGGCCAGTACGCGGCGCTGCGGGCCGAACACGAAGAGCTGCTGACGACACCGGTCGCACTGTGGCCGGCGCAGGTCGAGACCGCTGCCCGTGACCGTCACCCCGTCGGCAAGGGGCTGCGGGTCGTGGCTGGGGGTGGGGAGTCGTGAGGATCTACATCTCTGGCGGGTCGGTGGACGTGGTCGAGATCAACGGTGACGTCAGTCTGGAGGGCTACACCGCTAGCGACGACTCGCTGACTGTCGAGATCAACGGCGTTCCCGCCTTTCGTGTCGCCTACCAAGCTGACGGGACGTGGTCCGTCACTGCGGTTGGTCCGGTGCCTGGTATCGAGACCGTCGTCTACCACCCGGCCGCCGATCCTGAGGACACGGGGGAACCGCGCTATCACCCGGCGGCCCCCGTGTCGTTTCTGGTCGCTGGCTACTCGCAAGTCGCTGAGGTCGTCGGGGACTTCACGTCAGTCAAGTGCGGCGACAACGAATGGCCAACCCCATGACCGCCCCCCTCGCCTTCCTCACCTTCCTGGTCCTGGGCTTCCTCGCCTTCCTGCGCCTACTCGTCGTCTTCCCCCGCATCCGGCGACGTGTCCGGGCATGGCGGCAGGCGCGCATCGCCGAGGAGCAGGCAGCGGACACGCGGACGGCATGGAAGCGGATGGACTCGGGCATGTGGACGAATGGGAGGCGGTCGTGAGTGATCAGCACATGATGGACCGCACCGGCTACGTGCAAGTGCCATGCCATGTGGCGGACGGAATTCGCAGTGGTTCCCTGCTGACGGTCGGGTCCTCACTGACGGATATGTGCGGCGAGTTTGGGGAAGCGCTCGTTTACACCGAGTGGGGCATCGAAGTCGGAGAGCAGCGCGAGTACCGCCCGGTCATGCGTGAGTACCGCTGGCCGCAGTCCGATCGGACGTGCGAGCACTGGGTCGTCGTCACGGAGCCCACCCCATGATCCTCCTGTCCGCGCTCGCCGAGGTCATGGTCGACCTGCAGCCCACACCCGCACCCACCGTCATCGCGGCAGGAGTGGTCGGGGGGGAACGGGAACCGCAGCCGTCACGAGGTCAGGTGTCACGTGTCGTCGCCCGCGCCGGCCTGCTGACCGGTCACTGGGGCGCGTTCCAGCGATGCGTCGCACACAGGGAGTCCAAGGGATCGCCGACCGTGGTCAACAGCTCAGGCCATGCGGGCGTCTACCAGTTCAGTATCCGGTGGCGTCACGGTCTGCCGTTCGTCGTTCAGCGCGGCCTTGTGCACGCGGGCATGTCGAACCGTCAAGCGCGCGCCATCCGACTGTCGCTGCCATCGCGCATCGAACGGTGGCCCGCACGGTTCCAGCACGTCGGGTTCGCCCAGGTCATTCGCGAGGGTGGACGTGACGCGGCGATGCGCCACTGGGGACTCAACGGGTCGCGCTGTCAGGGGCTGGCGCGATGACCCGCACCGACGAGCATGTCCGCGTCCTGCCCCACGAGATCGTCTGCCGGATCTGCGATAGGCACCATCCCGCCGGTACGCCCGTGCTTGAGGACTACCTCGGGTGGAGATGCGTGGGCGACTGCGGCTGGACGGGGGAAGCGTGATGAGACTCCTAGACCTCTACTCGGGCGCCGGCCTCGCTGCTGACGGCTACCACGCTGCCGGCTTCACCGAGATCGTCGGCGTCGACATCAACCCGCAGCCGAGCTACCCGTACGAGTTCGTGCAGGCCGACGCGCTCGACGTGCTGCGGATGTGGGACCTCACCCAGTTCGACGCGATCCACGCCAGCCCGCCATGCCAGGCCCACACTCGCGCTGGCCACCTTCGGAAGGCACAGGGCGGCGAGTCAAAGTACGCGGACTTCCTGACGCCGACGCTCGCGCTACTGACTGACGTGACGGTCCCGTGGGTAGTGGAGAACGTGCCCGGCAGCGAGAAAGCGGCACCGAAGATGAAGCGGGCCGTCGTCGAGTGCGGCAGCGCGTATGGCCTTCAGGTCCAGCGACACCGGCTGTTCCTGTCGAACAGGCCGCTCATCGGATCTGGCTGCAACCACAAGATGTTCCCGCTCGATCCGATCACCGGCAAGCCGCGGCCATGGGGTGTCTACCACGTCCCCGCCGACGAGGTCCCCAGCGGCGGACGGACATGCCGCAACGCCGCACACGCCCGCGAGTGCATGGGCGTCGACCGCGACCTCACCTGGCAGGAGCTCAAAGAGGGCTTTCCGCCTGCCTACTCGCGCCACGTCGGCGGCCAGCTCATCGCCGCCCTCGCCCCAACCCACTGACCACGGAGGAACCCATGAGCCTGACGTTCAGCCCGAAGACGCATCGCTACCGCCTTGACGGGCTCGACGTGCCCAGCGTCACCGGACTCATCAAGGGCGGCATCCCGGCTCCGGCGCTCGTGAGTTGGGCAGCGCGAACTGTCGCCGAGTACGTCGCAGACAACCCGAGCGACGTTGAGCAGCTCCGGGCTATGGGCCGCGAGCCGATGGTCGCCGCGCTCAAGTCCGTGCCGAACGCGAAGCGTGACGCCGCCGCGCTCAAGGGCACCGACATTCACGCGATCGCAGAGCAGATCGCGTCCGGTGAGGACGTGGACGTGCCCGCCGAGTACCTGCCGCATGTGCAGGGCTACGTGGACTTCCTCGACCGCTTCGGCGTCCGGCCCGTGTTGACCGAGTGCTCCGTCGCGCACCGGAAGCACTGGTACGCCGGCCGGTTCGACCTCGTCGCTGACATCGGCGCGGACCGGTGGATGCTCGACGCGAAGACCGGATCTGGCATCTACGCCGAGGCAGCCGTCCAGACGGACGCCTACCGCAACGCGGAGTTCTACGTCACCGACGACGACCCGGACACCGAGCACCCGATGCCCGAAGGCATCACCCGTCTAGGCGCGCTCCACATCACCGAGGCCGGCACGACGCTGATCCCGTTGCGCAGCGACGGCGAGCCGTTCCGCGACTTCCTGCACGCCGCCTACATCGCCAAGCGCGACAAGCAGCGCAAGGGCTACGTCCTGGCGCCGATCACAGAGCCATTCAACGAGGGGACCGCAGCATGAGTAACGACCTGGTTGCCACCACTACCCGCGACACCGACTCCTGGGCGACGATGCTGCCCGCGGTTGGGGATCTCGCGTCCAAGATCGCGGGAACGTCGTTCGTCCCGCGCGGCCTGCGCGGCAAGCCCGCCGAGATCGCCGCGTGCATCCTGATGGGCCGGGAGATCGGCATCGGCCCGATGGAGTCCCTGTCGAAGATCGACATCATCGAAGGCACCCCAGCGATCAACGCAGAACTGATGCGCTCGCTCGTACTGAAGGCCGGACATGAGATGCGATTCACGGCGCTGACCGACACGAAGGTCACCGTCGAGGGGCGCCGCGCGGGGTCGGAGGACTGGACGACGGTCACCTGGTCCACGGCTGACGCGCAGCGCGCGGGCCTGTCGGGCAAGAGTAACTGGACGAAGCACCCGCGGCAGATGCTGTCCGCCCGCGCGACGGCCGAACTCTGCCGGCTGCTGTTCGCCGATGCACTGGGCGGGATCTCATACCTGCCAGACGAGATCGAGTCGGCCGAGGCCCCGGCACCAGTTCGGCGGGCGTCGCAGCGGGTTTCGCGGAAGGCACCCGAGATGGTCGAGCCACCGCTTGAGGACGCTCACGCACCGGAGCCCGAGATCGTGGACGCCGAGGTTGTCGAGGACAACCCCGCCGACGAGTCCGCGCCGGATGTTCCCGCCGCGACGACGGCCCAGGTCCAGAAGCTCGCGATCCTCCTGGGGGAGCGCGGGATCGAGGCCCGTGAGGATCGGCTCACCTTCATCTCCGACCACGTCCATCGTCCGATCGCCTCGTCGAAGGACCTGAACCGTGCCGAGGCGTCGACGGTCATCGCGGTGCTGGAGGCGGAGGCATGACGGCCTGCGAGGGGTGTCTGACGGACGTTGGCGGACTGGGCGCCCCGGAGCCTTCGCATTGCCCGTCCTGCCCGCCGGAGAAGTGCTCGACGTGCGGCGGAGCGAATCACTGGGCGTCGGGTCACTACTGCCAGTGCTGGCTCGACATGACCGGGATCGCCCCGGCTGACCTGAAAGGACTGTTCGCGGCAGAAGGCCCGGACGACAACGGACTGAGTGTGGAGGTACAGCGATGACGACGTTCCGGCAGATATCCACGCGAGCAAACCACTCGGGTCGGTGCCCAGCGTGCGGGGAGCGAGTCACCCGAAGCCGCATCTTCGTGCAGACCGTCAGTCCGTACAACCGGCACGAGGACGGGACACCGAAGAGCGACCGCGAGGTGTGGCTCGCCGTCAGGGACGAAGCGGCGGCCTGGGTCCCGGACTTCACGCACAAGCGATGCGTCCTCGGCGGCACCACGGCAAGCGAGCGACGAGAAATGAGGACCGCATGAGCATCGACGACCTCACCCCCGACCCCGAGACCGCAGCCGCAGACGCCGCCGACGCCGCGCACACGGAGAGGTGGCGGGAAGAGAGGGCGCGGGGGCGGGCGGCAACGCAGCCGATCGTCGTGGAGCCTGACTGGCGCCTGGCCTGTGAATGGCTCGTCGCGCGCAACATCTTCTTCGCCGCGCAGTCGACCCCGGACGAGTACTGGTACGCCGCCGACAGCGACGACCTACTAGACCTCATCGCCCGTGTCCGAGCTGACGAGCGTGAACGGGCGGCGGGACGGGTGAACGTCATTTTCGACCGGATGGCTAGCGAAGGCATGACCGTCCACGGCCATCTCCGCGCCGTCCTTGATACCGCGATCAGGGAGGACGGGGCATGAGCACGATCATCCGCGTCGAAGGTGGGAAGTACGTCGAAGCGTATGAGTGCGAGAAGACGATCGACCAGATGGTCGACCACCTTGCTCTTGGCAACGACGGTCTGCCGAACCGCGCGTTCATTGAAGCAACGAAAGATGGCGTCCGATGCCTCGTCAGCGTGGCTCACATCGTCGACATCAGGGAGGGCGGGGCATGAGCGACGTGACGCGGTGGGCCTACGACGGCACGGTGCTGGCGTACCGGGTTGAGGCCGGTCGCTTGTTCGCGCCGACCGGCAACTACATCGACGAACATGACCACCTCACCGCCCTGGAACGGGTGCGGGTGGAGACGCTGCGGGAGGTCAAGGTCGCCGTCCTGCATCTGCCTGTCGTTGGCCGCCTGGCTGGCACTGACAGCACCCTGGCGGCGGTAGACGTCCTCGCCGCCATCGACCGACTCGTCGCCGCCACAGCCACACCGCTGACCCGCTGCGAGACGTGCGGGCACCCGCGAGAGCACCACATGGACCCACCGCTGGGCTGCTACTGCCGATGCACGGCCAGCGACAAGGCCGCCCCCGTGGACCCGTCGTGACACCGGCCCTGTCCGCCGTCGTGTCCGTCACGGAGGCAGCGGACATGCTCGACGTCAGCCGCGCCTACACGGTCCAACTCGCTGTCACGGGGAAGATCCGGGCGCGCAAGTCGGGCGGCATCTGGCTCATCCTCCGCGAAGACGTCGAACAGTACGACGCCCAGCACACGAGGGCGCAGGCTCGCAGCCCGAGACGTCGCCGCGAATGGATCGAAGACTTCGAGGACACGCGCGACGACCACCACGGCAGCATCGTCAACGCCGCCCGACGGTTGAACGCCAAGCCGGCAACCCTCGCTGCCGCCCTGTACCGGGCACGCGCTGCCGGCTGGTGCGGGAACTTCCACGACGACACGAAGACCATCAGATGACCACCACATTCCACCCGTCGGGGCGTCAAAGCGGTCCCGTTCACGCCGCCAAGGCCGTCCACGACCGGCGCCCTTCGTTCGCTGATGAGGCGGACCTGCGCCCCGACGGGGGGACACCTTGACCCTTCCGTGGATTCGTCTCGACACCGCGATCGGCGACAACCCGAAGATGCTGCACTTGTTTGAGCTCGGCAAGCACCGGGCCGTTCTGGCGTACATCCTTGGACTCGCCTATAGCGGACGGCACGAGACGGCCGGCCTGGTCCCTCGCGGCGCGCTTCCCGTGCTCCGTGCGACCGCTGGCGACGCGCGCGCCCTAGTCGACGCGCGGCTATGGCACACGGTCGACGGGGGATGGGCAATCAACGACTTTGACGTCTACCAGATCACGAACGTCACCCAGGAGAACAGGTCCAACGCCGCCAAGATCGCGGCCTGCCACCGCTGGCACACGCAGCCGTGCTCGAAGTGCTCACCAGCCGACTCGGAGGTCTCATAGCCATGCCAATCGCAATGCGAACGCATATGCCAATCGCAATGCCTCGCGCAATGCACGTACGTACGTACGTACGTACAAAGAACAGTGCTTACTCTCACCTTCACCATCACCGTTTCCATTCGGCCGACGTCCGCGAAACGGCGGGTGAATGGCCGTGGAGGTGAACTCGATCGGCCAGATGTACGTCCGACTCATGGCCTACGTGCCCCGTGACCTGGCTCAAGCGCTCCACCCGAAGCCCGTCAACGACGCACTGACGACGGCGTGGCAGCACGGATGGCGCGACCCCGAATGGCTCGCGAACGTCGCCCTCGCCGGCACCGGACACGAATCCGTGCGCGACGCCGCTGCCGTGTTCCTGACGCGACTGCGGGAAGCCGTCGCCGAGCAGTGCCCGACGATCCAGACCCCGACACCGCCCCGGGAGCTGACCCGCGCACCCGGATGGAACCCGCCAGCGACACCCGAATCCGTCACCCGCTGGGCCGACCTCGCCCGCGCCGGGATGACCGCAGTCAAGGCCGGGGAGACAGCACCGTCATGGGCTGGGGACGCCGACGTGGACCCGTGGGAGGGGCGATGAGTAATCACTACCCGGAGTGCCCAGCGGGTGACTGCGGATGCTCGGTCGACGAGGAATGCGGACCGACCTGCCGCCACCGCTGCATCTGCCCGGCCCTGCGCGCCTGCACGACACGGGTGCTAGGGGAGGCGCGAGCGGCTGTGGCGGCTGAGGACATCTGGCCCGTCCCGAGCGATTACGCCAGGGCGCACTTCCTCGCCGCCATCGACCGACTCGCCGAGGAGGCACCGTGACCGCGGTTCCGATCGCCGAGTTCCGCAAGTTGCACCCGTTCGGCGGGGATCTCGTGCGCGCCAGGCGATACGACTGGCCCGAAGCGATCGAGACGCGAACGTACTACCACCACTACGACGAGGTCGTATGCCTCGTCACGCAGGAACTGACTGATCACGAGGGTAAGCCGTACCACCCCGAGGAATGGATCGAGTTCCAGATCGTCACACCCCGAGACCAGGAGACACCGTGACCGCCACATGCCCGTTCCCGGTCCACGGTGGCGGCCCAGGACAGCCGAACGTCCCGGACCCTTCCACGGATACCCCCCGAGATTCTGAGCCCTCTACGGGCGTTACGGGAGGTTGGACGTGACCGCCCGTCGACTACACGACCAGCGGGACCGGAACCGTCGGCGCAACGACGACGTCCTGAGGATCGTCCGTGAGATCCGGTCCGAGGTCGACGACCTGTGGCTGGCGCAATGGGCACCCGGTCGTGGACTGCCGCAGGCCGACCAACTTCGCACCATCGCCACCGACCTTGCGTCGTACGAGGACACCAGCGCCAAGCGAGCCATGCGGAACCTTGTGAAAGGGCTGAGCGAATGACCGCCTTGTGCGTCCTCGACCACGACACGCCGCGCACGGCCGCGCACCCCCTCGTCGTTTGCACCTGGCACGCCGACCGCATCACCAAGGCCATCGCCGAAACACCCGCCCGGTACGCCGCCCTCGTCCACTACCTCGCACCAACCGGCAACGGCAACAACGGACGCGTCACCGGCACCCCAGACATCGGCATCAACATCAACCCCCGCGTTTCACAGCTCCGAGCCGACATCCGCAACACCGTCTCCACGTGGGCCCGCATCGCCATCGAAACCCGCGGCATGAACCCGCCCGACGACACCGTGCCCGCCATCTGCACCTTCCTCGTCCAGCAAGTCGACTGGTACCTCGCCCAACCCTGGACACAGCAGTTCGCCAACGACATGGACGCCAACTGGCGCGACGCCGGAGCCGTCATCATCGGCAACCAGATCCGCGTCATCGAAATCGCGCCCTGCCCCGAAGACGGCTGCACAGGCCGGCTCTACGCGCGGCTCTGGCTCCGGCCCAAAGACGGCCTCTTGCCCGCCGACATCGCCTGCGACGACTCACCCGAAGACGACGACGGCATGCTCACCCACTACTGGACCGCCGACAAGTGGATCACCCTCGGACGCAAACTCACCAGGAAGGCCAGCGCTTGATTGCGGAAGACGATGACGATGCCTTGCCGGCGCGACGGGCCACCCTACGAGTCATCGCCGCCACCGGACTTGAGACGGAGAAGATGTCGTGGATGGGCCAGGCCAATTGCAACCCTAGGCAAGCCGACCTCTTCACTAGCGGCGAAGGTGGTTCGTCTGGCTACGAGTGGACCAGATGGGGAGCGGCGGTACTCCTCTGCGACGAGTGCCCTGTTTGGGCTGCCTGCCTCGCCTGGGCAGAGCTGTACGACGTCCGTGGCGTCGCGGGTGGCATGACCCCGGATCAACGGCGGATCGCTAGGAGGCTCAGCGCGTGACCTGGCTCCGCACCGACGAAGCCGCCATCGCCGTCGGCGTCAGCGAACGAACCATCTACCGGTGGATCAACACCGGCCTCCCCGCCCAGCAGATCGACAACGCCTGGCACGTAGACGCCGACACCCTCCGGCAATGGCGCACCATCCACGCGACACGCCAAGCCCTCCGACCCTTGCGCGGTACTTGACTTCATGTCACCATCAGCACTGTTGGGTAGTGACGTGTGCCCGACAGACCATCAGCCCCGGCCCCACGGTCGGGGCTTTCTGCTGTCCGGGGGTGACATGGCCCGGACCGTCGACCAGATCGACGCCGACCTTGACCACGCACACGACTGGCCCCACGACGAACGCGGCGACATGTGGGCGGCATGGGTCGACGGGCTGACAGCGGAACGGGTACGAGCCACAGCAGGTAGCTGATGGCCTGGTCAGGACGCCGGGCCCAGGAGGCCGTCGCCTGGTGCAAGGCCAACCTCGGGTACACGTGCTGGCTCTGCGGCCACGACATCCCCGACTGGGACTACACCGTCGACCACGTCATCGAACGCAAACGCCGACCAGACCTCGCCTGGGTCAAGAGCAACTGGCGACCGGCACACGGCCGCAAGCACCCCGAGATCGGATGCCCCGGCAACTACGGACGGTCCGGACGACGACGACCAATCCTCCGAACGTGGACTGCCCCGGGGTGGTGAATGCGCCCCTACGTGATCTGGTCCCCACCGTGGGATCACAAGGTCGGCGGCATCCGAGCGCTGTACCTGCTCCGTGACGAGCTACGAGCACGAGGAGCCGATGCGTGGCTCCACAGCGAGCACGCCGACCCGGATGCGATCACGGTCTACCCCGAGATCGTCCAGGACAACCCCCTGCGCGCGACCCGCATCGTCCGGTGGCTGCTCAACCGAGCACGCGTCCCTGACGACGGATTCACGTACGACTGGCAGCCCTGCGGCGGTGGCAACCCACTCCTGACCGTGGACCTTATTGACCGGGACACGATCACAGCGTTCGACGTGCCCCGCGGCCTCGTGACCTACGTCGTTCGCAAGGGCGTCCTCGACCCGTCCCGGATCCCCGATGGCGCGGTCGAGATCACCCGCACATGGCCCGCAACCCACGCCGAGACACTGCGGCTCCTAGCGGCCTCGCGGTACCTGATCTCGTTCGACGAGTTCACCCTGATCAACCTCGAAGCACTCCTGCTCGGCACACCCGTACTGCTGTACCCGTCAGGGCGCTGGAGCAGGGCTGAGGTCGAAGCTCAGGGCTGGACGCAACACGGGGTCGCCTGGTCACCTGACGGCCTCGACGCAGCACGGAAGGCCACCGCTGGCGCCTGGCCGTGGTACCTCGCCGAAGTCGCCCAGTACGGGGCCCGGATCGACGCGTTCATGGAGGAGACACAGGCGCGATGGCCGACCTGTGGGTGACGATCCCCAGCGCGGGACGAGCAACCCTCGCAGGCGCGATCAACAGCACCGGGATCCCGCGAGACCGCATCGTCATCGTCGACACGAGCGGCACCGTCCAGGCAGACGGATGCCACGTGGTCCGCGATGACGGACCTATCAACATCCAGCGCTGGTGGAACACGGGCATCGACTACGCCCAGGTCCACGGAGCAACACACGTCGCCGTGCTCAACGACGACGTGCTGCTCGGTCAAGGCGCACTCTCGACACTCCTAGCCAAGATCGGTCCCGCCGCCATTAGCTCGGTGGGTGGCGGTGGACTGTTCACTGAGGCGATACCCGAGTGGCGCGCACTCAACGGTGCGTGCTGGCTGCTGGACCTAGCGACGGGCCTACGCGCAGACGAGGGCTACCACTGGTGGTACGGCGACGACGACTTGGACTGGCGGGCGCGGACCCAGCACGGCGGCGTCATGAGTCTGCAAGTCGAATGGGCGCACTTGCATCCGAACGAAGAGACCAAGATGCGCGCCGATCTGATCGCCCTGACCGAACTGGACCGGCTGCGATGGCACCAGCGCGGTGGGCGCCGCAAGGTCACGCCACTCTCGCCCTAGGCGTCAGCGAGAACTTTTTAAGAATCCCGTCGGACAC